AGCCGAGTATTTAACAAAAGATAAAGCGGCGATGAAAAAAGAAATAGACAGAGTAAAAAAATTGAAATCAGATGATCCCTCAGCTTACAATAAATGGGACGCTGATTACTCAGATAAAGAAAAAACAAAAAAATACAAAACAAAAAAGTCTGCAGCAACTACTGCATACGAAAAAAGATTTGGTAAAAGCAAATGATAAGCCTACTTAAACTTCTTTTAGAATATGACGATAACGTAGAAAAAGCTTTATCTAATAAAGCAAAAGCTACAAAAATATCGAAAACTATACTTAAGCAGGTGTATGAAAAGGGCTTAAGCGCATGGAAAGGCGGACACAGACCAGGTGTTGGTCAACATCAATGGGCAATGGGAAGAGTCAATTCATTCGTAACAGGTCAAGGAGGATCAAGAAAAGTAGACAAAAAGTTATGGCAAAAAGCGAAAAAAAGCAAAAAGAAAAAAGCCAAAAAATGATAAAATTAAAAAATCTATTAAACGAAGTATCTTACGAAAAGTCTGGATTAAAAAAACCAGAACTCGCAGATAGAGACAAAGATAAAAAAATATCTTCTTGGGAAAAGAAAGTAGGTCAAAAAATAGAAAAAAATCTAGACGAAACTGCTCCTCAAGACGAATATTCTATAGGAATGAAAAAATATTCAGTGGGCAGACCTCAACAATATCCAGATTCTTGTCAAGAGTGCGGAGGAATGGTTTACGAAGGATCTTGTATGGAATGTGATTCCGTAAATCAAAATCAAATGACTTCTTATGATGGAGGATACGAACATGAAGAAGAATCTCATGATCATGAAGTTGGAATGGCTCAAAATCTTTTAAAAGACATCATAAGTAACGCATCTCAATTGATGGATAAAATAGGTCAAGAAGAAATTAATTTACCGGGTTGGATCCAAGATCACATATCGAAAGCTCAAAACTATATTAGTCAAGCAAACGTGGGATACCATGAACTATAATATGCAAAATCTAGACATACTAAAAAAATTATTACTTCAAGAGGAAGAAGATTCTAAAAGAATGGAAACATCTCCAAAGACTTTCGAAGACGATCCTATGAATTTTATCTTGAATAAGTACGATACTCTAAAAGAGATAATGGCTGAGTTGATGTCTGAGAATTTTGAAGAACTCTTAACGGGAATTTATATATTAGCATATAAACCCAGTCAATTTAAAATAGTTCTTCACAACGGTCAATATTTCTTTATGACCTTTATGGGAGAAGCATATCAAGCTACAGTCTCTGGTAAAAACTATTTCTTATTAAATACAGGAGAGAAACAAAGAGCGATGTTGGCAATATCTAGATTGCTTAGATGGGGAAGTCCTCTAAAAGTAAAAGGTCCTGAAAGCGCTGAACAAGGGACAGAATCAGGAACAGAAGAAACACCAGTAGAAACTCCACCAGCAGAAGGAGGAGAAGAAACAGGAGAAGAAGGCGGCACATTAGAAGAATCATTGATTTTACGTAAGCTATTATCAGAATCAATAGAAGACGATATATCTAATATTTTAAAAAAAAATAAAAATATATCATCTTTAGGAATACAAAAGATAGAAAAAACTGGTAAAAACACATATAAAGTGTATTTTAGCGGTGTAAATACTAGAGATAAGAAAGCTAGATTAGACGCAATGAAGCAATTAATATCCACTAAAGGTATTAACGCTAGCATATCTAGAGGTCTTTCTTCTATAGGAAACGTAAAATTGTCAACCAAATCTGGAGACGTAAATCTATTATTTAAAGGATCATCAGAAACAGCCACTTCAACTAACGTAAAAGAAGGATTGGTAATATTATTTTTCTACTCTAAAATATCAAAGCCTGTAACAAAAACAAATTTTGATAGTATTGTAACCACGTTAAAAAAAGTATTGGCTAAATCCTCAGGAATAAGTGATAGTACAAAATCTGAATTAGATTCATTTTTGACGAGTATAAAAAATACGCCAGAAGCAATAAGTAATTTAAATCAACCATTATCTCAAGCAACAACTATAAAAAGTAAATATTCCACTTTTAATTTAACAAGAACTGGAATATTTGATGAGATTAGATCTGTTGCGCATGAAAAATTAGGCATGCCCGCAGATAAGTGGTGCCCTGGCGATGTTTACGTAGTCATTAATGAAAAGAAAGCTCAAAGTATTTTACAAAAAGCCAAATCTGAAGATTCTTCTCAAACAGCCGGCATATTAAATAATGCATTCGTTTCAAAATGGGGATCAGTAAATGCTCCATTGGTTGCGGTGTCATTAAAATTTGAAAAAGCCCAAGGAGGAAAAGCGAAAGCATATTTTGATAAGTTTAAAAAAGCGAAAACAGAGTATAACTTAACATCAGACGAACAAAATTATAACGAAAAGAAATACAGAGAGGGCATAGAAAGGTTAAGAAAGTCTATATTATCGTACGTAAAAAGCAACAAAAATATAAAATACGATATACCTGAAACAGATGTAAAAAATATAAAAGTAGAACAACTTAGAGGAAAGTATGCTGCATTGAAATCATTAAATTTCTTTTTTACTCAAATAACAAACGATGAAGGCGTACAATCTATAGATGATGCTTTACTGGCATTAGCCGCTTTTGCAATGTCTCTCGGAGATGTTTCTCCTACGTTCTATAAAGTTATAGCATCAAGTACAGGAGAATCTGGAAAAATAGAAACTTTCGAAGCTGGTAGTGCTCTTTCCTTATATGTTGAAGACAAAATACAACCTATAAAAATAACAGACACATCTACTTTTGGGGGATTGGTCATAGAGATATTAGCGTCCAAGAAGAAAGATGATAATATTAAAATAACATTGAATGCCAGAAATAATGGAACAACACAAGGCACTATAGAAATTTCAAAAATTCAACACATATAATATGTCATTCGACTTACAAAAATATCTAATAGAAAACAATCTTACCTTAACAGGAAAAATAAGAATGTTTGAAGACAAAGATACTGAAGAGCCTACAGAAGAAGATATGAAATCTACTGATAAGGACATGAAGGATTTAGATAAGAATAAAAAAGAATTGGCGCAATTACAAGCAAAGGCAAAAGACATAATTTTTAAATACACTGAAGATACGCCGCAAGGCAGAAAAGTCAAAGGCAGCATTTCTGATTATAAAAAAGCGATAGGAGACATTCCAAATAAAATAAAACAACTAAAAGATAAAATCAAAGCAGTTGAAAATCCCACAGATACCGATACAGAAGATTAATTATAAAACAGTGCTATATATAGTATTAGGATTTGTTTTACTATACGGAGTTATATTACTTGCAACACGTAAACCACAAATTCCCGCTGATATTAAAGCAACAATCGACTCATTAACTAATCTTAATAAACAATTAATAGAACATCAAAAACAAATTGATAGTACTATTCATGTTTATGAAACTGAAGTTAAACAAGTTGATGATAAAATTGATAATATAAAAGAAAAAACAACAATTATTAAAGAATATTATCATGAAATAAGTCAGCAAGTTAATAATTATACTCTTACTGAATTAGATTCATTTTTTAAAAAAAGATACAACTACTAATGAAACAACATCTTAACGAAATTAAAAGAATGCAGAAATTAGCGGGAATCATTAAAGAAAACTATGATGATGATTCTTCAGGATATTCTTATGAATATAAAGAAGGACCAGGTGCTAATCCTCAAGAAATTGTAAATACAATAAAACAATATAAAAAAGATAAATTTACTTGGGAAAAACTAGCTAAAAATGATTTTTACTCGATGGCGCAAGGAAAATCAGCTGATATAAAATCAGAATACTACCCAGAGTGGAAAAAAGAAGATTTTCAAACAGTTATAGACGCGTTAGAGTCTTCTTCTTTAAATGAAGATAAGAATGATACTGGAGAAGAATTAGCTAATTTTTTAAATCAAAATCAAGCTGAAGTAGAACGTAAAATAAATAGACCTGATTTACATCTAGATAAATTTTTACCTAATGGGGACTATACTAAGGGTACCGCGGTAGATGATGTATTTGATCCTCCTTTTAGAGGTATAATATTATCGTTTAGTAAAGATGCAATTGATTATGATGATATAGAAAGTATAGAAGTACAAGGTAAGACTATATATTATTCTGCTTTCAATAATTAATAATAAAAAAAATGAAACAAATACTAACTATACTATTAATAATATTATCACTTTCATCTAAAGGACAACATGTACCTACATATGATAGTTTAGGTAATGTCACTTACTATACAGAAGATACAATTCACTTACCATACTCAGTTGCTAAAAAAATAGCTAAAGAATTAGTAGGATGTGATAGCACTAAAGCAATACTTGAATTAACTAAAGAACAACTTACTTTAACTGAACAAAAAGTAACATTAAAAGATAGTGTTATAGCCCAACGTATAAAAAAAGGTGAAATATACGAAGATCGTATCAAAAACGAGCAACTAAAATTCGATATGCAAGGTAAATGGGTAGATCAGTTACGTAAGCAAAATAAAAAACTTAAAGTAAAACTACTATTCACTAAAATAACATTAAGCGCTATTATAGGCGGACTAACATATTTATATATAACAAAATAAAAGTAAAATGAAAAACGAAATCAAACTTGGATTACTAACAGATAATTTTATGTTAGGATTAATTTTAGCTTTGCAAGCTGTAGCTGGACAATCTCTTGATGAACTAACAAGCGATGCAGCACAATCAGCAGTAAACGACCATCCAGGAGTTAAGGATATTCCAGAATTGGTTGGTTATGCTGGAGATTTTATTCGTGTGCAATTAGGAATTCAATAAGAATAGAAATATTCTATTTGTTTTGTCACTTAATAAATATACAGTTGCATTGACCGAATAAAATATATATTTATAAATTAAAAGCAGTTCGTGTCTGAGCAAATAAGTATAAAAGAAAAGATAAAAGAGGAGTTCATTAAATGCGCTCAAGATCCTGTGTACTTCATGAAGAAGTATTATACGATCCAACACCCACAAAGAGGTCGACAATTGTTTGATCTCTATCCTTTCCAAGAAAAAGTACTTCGCTTATTTCAAAAATATCCTGACTCCGTTATTAATAAATCCAGGCAGTTAGGTATCTCTACTCTGGTTTCTGCATATTCATTGTGGTTGATGATTTTCAATAAGGATAAAAATATCCTTGTAATCGCTACCAAACAAGATACTGCAAAGAACATGGTAACCAAAGTAAGATTCGCTTACGATAATCTACCAGTTTGGTTAAAAATAGGAACAGGAGCCACAGAAAATAACAGACTTAGTTTGCGTTTAGCAAACGGTTCTCAAATCAAAGCAGTATCAGCGGCAGGCGACTCAGGTCGTTCTGAAGCAGTTTCTCTTCTAGTAATAGATGAGGCAGCGTTTATCGATAATATAGATACTATATATACTGCTGCTAAAATGACTCTTGCTACAGGAGGAGGATGCGTAGCACTTTCTACTCCAAATGGTGTTGGTAACTGGTTTCACAAAACATATATAGCTGCTCAAAAAGGAGATAATAATTTTATACCTATATCACTACCATGGACTGTTCATCCTGAGAGAGATCAATCTTGGAGAGATATGCAAGACATAGATTTAGGAAAAAGAAATGCTGCGCAAGAATGCGATTGTGACTTTCTTAGTTCAGGCAACACAGTTATAGATCCAGAAGTGCTTACTTGGTATGAGAAGAACTTTATATGCGAACCTCAAGAAAGAAGAGGTCCAGATAAGTCTTATTGGATTTGGGAATATCCTGATCCAATGAAATATTATACAGTTATTGCTGACGTTGCTCGTGGAGATGCATCAGATTTCTCAGCTTTTCACGTTATAGATATAGAAACAATGACTCAAGTCGCTGAGTATAAATCGCAAATTGGAACTAGAGACTACGCAAATGTACTTATAGCAGCCGCTACTGAATATAATCAAGCTCTATTAGTTGTAGAAAACGCAAATATTGGTTGGGACGTAGTACAGTCTATTATAGAAAGCGGATACACCAATATTTATTATAGTCTAAAAAGTGAAGGCAATTCAGATTTTAGTACTTATTTGAGTAAATTCGAAAGATCAGACGGTCTAGTGCCAGGTTTTACAATGTCTCAAAGAACTCGACCTTTAGCTCTAGAAAAAATGAGAGAAGTCATAGAGACTAAAATAGCTGTAATAAAGTCAATAAGATTATTAGAAGAGCTTAGAGTTTTTATTTGGAAAAATAACAAACAACAAGCAATGAACGGCTATAATGACGATTTGGTAATGAGCTTTTCAATGGCTATGTATTTAAGAGAGACATCATTACGATATAAAAAAACAGCAGAGAGTCTAACTTATAGCGCTTTAAACAATTATTCAAAAACTAATGGCGATATGCCGTTATATAACTCAAACAGCAATTTTAATCAGAACCCTTGGTCTATGCAAATAAATAATTCGCAAGGTCAAGAGACTCAAGATTTAACTTGGCTCATATAATTTTAAATTATGGCAGAACAACAAAAACAGAATAATTTATTTTCTACACTTAGAAGATTATTTTCTACCGATGTGATAATTAGAAACGATGGCGCAGGATCCCTCAAAGTAATTGACGTTGATCGTATTCAAAATAACGGTGTAATTCAAACCAATTCTTTGGTTGATAGATTTCACAAAATTTATACAACATCGACAGCTTACGGCGTTAATCTTAATCTAGCACAGAACTACCAATCTGCCAGGGTTCAAATCTATGCTGATTATGACGCTATGGATACTGATGCAATAGTAGCATCAGCCTTAGATATTATAGCTGACGAATGTACGCTTAAAAACGAACAGGGAGAGGTTTTACAAATCAGATCCTCAGACGAGAATATACAAAAAATTCTATATAACTTATTTTATTCGGTGCTCAACATAGAATTTACTATGTGGTCCTGGATTAGAAACATGTGTAAGTACGGAGATTTTTATTTAAAAATGGAAATCGCTGAAAAATTCGGTGTATATAATGTTATTCCATTTTCTGCATATAATATAATCAGACAAGAGGGATACAATCCAACCAATCCCAACGAAGTTCGTTTTAAATATGATCCACTTGGAGCTTTGGGAACTACTTCTGGATTCTCATCGGCGTATAACAATGAAGATCCAGGAATTTATTTTGATAATTATGAAGTTGCTCACTTTAGATTAACTGGAGATGTAAACTATCTACCTTATGGAAGATCTTATTTGGAACCAGGAAGAAAGCTATTTAAGCAATACACTCTTATAGAAGACGCGATGTTGATTCATCGTATTACGAGGGCCCCAGAGCGTAGAACATTCTATGTTAACGTAGGAGCTATTCCTCCGAATGAAGTAGAAAACTACATGCAGAGGATGATTGGTAAAATGAAAAAAACGCCTTTGATAGACCCTAATACAGGAAACTATAATTTAAAATACAATCAACAAAATCTATTAGAAGATTTCTTTATTCCAGTTAGAGGCGGAGACAATACTACAAGGATAGACACAGCTAAAGGATTAGAGTATAATGCAATTGAAGACGTTACATATTTTAGAGAAAAACTATTTGCTGCTTTAAAGATTCCAAAAGCTTTCATGGGATACGAAAAAGATTTGTCTGGTAAAGCTACTCTAGCGGCAGAAGATATTAGATTCGCAAGAACTGTAGAAAGAATACAGAGAATTATAATATCTGAATTAACAAAAGTTGCATTGGTTCATCTATACGCTCATGGATATACTAATGAATCCGCAGCTAATTTCACGCTATCATTAACTAATCCATCAATAATATACGAACAAGAGAGAATCGCTTTATTTAAAGAAAAAGTCGCTCTTGCAAAAGACGCTATAGATGGTAATTTACTTCCTAAAGATTTTATTTATGATAAAATATTCCAATTCTCTGAAGATCAATATGCAGAAATGGAAGATTTAATAGCTGAAGACAAGAAAAAAGCATTTAGACTCAAACAAATAGAAGAAGAGGGTAATGATCCAGCAGAAACTGGCCAAGTATTTGGAACACCGCATCAATTAGCAAGTCTATATGGAGGCAAAGGAGATAGTCCAGTAGATTTACCGATTGGATATGATGAAACAAACGTACAAGATGGACCAGGTAGACCAAAAAAATATCAATCTAAAATCGGTACAGATGCATCAGCATTTGGAAGAGATGCATTGGGTAAAAAAGATATGAAATCAGGAAGCTCTCCCGAAGATTCTATGAAAGTTCAATATAAAGGCGGTCCATTAACATATGAAAGCGCTATGGGAGAATATATTAGAAACAAAGCGATGCTTGATGCTATGGGCAGAAAAACAAAATTATTTAATGAACCATCTTTATTGAGCGAAGATAATATAAAATCTGATTTACCTTAACCTACCATATATTTATTAGTAGTATAATCTAAATAAATGATTAAACATTCAAAATATCGTAATACTGGCATTTTATTTGAATTGTTAGTTCGACAAACGACATCTGATTTACTTAATAACAAAGATTCAAAATCTGTAAAGATACTAAAAAAGTATTTTACTAATACAGAATTAGGAAAAGAGTATAGCTTATATAATACTTTAGTAACTAGCCAAAAACTAAGCGAAGCAAAAGCTGAAATTCTAATTTCTACTTTAATAGAGCAGTATAAAAAATTAGATTGCGAAAAGATAAATAAATTAAAATATAATCTTATAAAAGAAATCAAAACAAGTTACGAATTGGAAGATTTCTTTAAAGCTAAAATTTCTAATTACAAGCAATACGCTTCTCTATATACAATATTTGAATCTCAGAATAGCAAATCTATAGATACAAAACAATTGATTCTCAATAAAATAACTCTATTAGAGCAATTAACAGACGAATCAATAATAGACAAAAAAGCTCCTCAGTCTATCATGGAAGATTTTATGAAAGAAGACAAAGAGGTTAGACTGTTGGCATATAAAATGTTGGTTGAAAAATTCAATGACAAATATGAAAGTCTTAGTGATATTCAAAAATCTATACTAAAGCAGTATATAAATAGCATATCAGATACTAAATCACTTACTCAATATTTAAATGAGAGAGTTATTGAAGTGAAAGCTGAATTGACAAAATTGTCCAAATCAACGCCTGATAAAGTTTTAAAGATAAAGTTGCAAGAAGTGTTAAAGCTTGTAAAACCTTTAGAAGAAAATAAGTCTATAAAAGACGAACAAATAGTCGGTATTCTTCAGTGTTATGACTTAATTGAAGAAATAAAAAGAGCAAATGCCTAAAAAACAAAAATACGAATTTAATCAACAATTCGCTACGCTTAGATTAAGAGAGCCTATCAATGAGGGTCGAGTGATGTTTACGATAGATGATGAGAATATAGATAGCTTATTCAATAAACAATTTGAAGCTGATGTAGACTATATCCATGATGGTCCTGACGTATACTACGTAACGGATCAAAATGATCTTGAAAGATTCGTAGATTATGTAGAAAGCATGGGATTGGATGCGGATAGAATACAGATTCAACAATACATGAAAGAAGAAGGTAGTGTAACCGGAGGTGAAGCATATCTTCCTGCTATGAACGTGTCATCAAAAAAACAAAACCCTTTTAAAGAAGGCGAACAAGAATATTTTATTCAAGTAGATGTGAGAGATGCTAAAAATGCGCTTGCAATTATTGATGATTCTTATTCATTAAGTAACTCTATAAAAAAGAGAGGAACAGATGTTTATACAACATTTGACGTAATGGCCGCAGAAGAGTTGATAGATTCTTTAAAGCAAAATGGAATACGTAATAAAAATAATGTTGAAGGATATGTCGAAGAAGATGTTTTATCGGGTTATACTCAAGATAAAAACTTTCGTCCTGGACACACAAAAGACACGGGTGGATTCCAATATAAAGATCTTTGGGGATTAAATGAAGCATATACTCCATCTACAACTAACGTTGAAGAGCTAGCTAGAGTAAAAGAATTATTAACTCAAGCGCATAGAGATAACGCATACTCAGTAATGAGTTCTTATGAATTTAAAATCAATGCACTCAGATTGCTAGTATCCCTAGAGAAAAAATACGGCAAGATATTGCCTCTTTTGC